CCAACGATATTGAACTTCTGGCACTTAGCACCACCATAGTCCTTCTCGAGGCTATCAAGACCATTGTAGTTAAGCAGGAACATCAGAGCATCAGCTACATCAGCAGCGTGAATGTAGTGACGTGAACCAGCCTTGGTCTTCTCAGGATTCGAGTGAATAGTGATAAGTTCACCATCACGAGTACGCTTGATGCAGAGCGGAACATACTTCTCAGGATGCTGACGCTCACCAAATACGTTCATCGTGTGCGTGATGATTGCCGGGAGCTTGTAAGTATTTTCGTAAGCCACAACAAGCTCTTCCCCACCTGCCTTGGATGCAGAGTATGGATTGGTTGAGTTGTAGCGGTCGTTCTCTTTGTATTTAACTCCTTCAGGAGCTGGACCGAAGATCTCATCAGTGGAGAAATAAATGAACCGCTCAAGGTTGTCTTGCTGACGAGCAAACTCGAGAACGTTAGCGGTGCCAACTACGTTATCTAGGATAAACTCCATAGGATAATCAATCGAACGGTCAACGTGGGAACCAGCGGCTAGATGAGCCACATAATCAACAGGGCCTACTAGTTGACGGATCTGAGGATTGAGTTCGGCCTTCAGGTCGTGGTGAACTACACGAACGCGCTTACGCTCTTGTTCTGGATGAGCCATAACGACTTCGTTGAGACGATTGAGATTGCCCGAATAGTCGAGGCGATCAAGCGATACAATATTCCAGTCAGTTGTAGCCAGGATGGTATCAATAACGTGATGCGCAATAAAACCTGCACCACCGGTAACGAGAATAGTCTTTGACATTATATTTCCTTCTTCACTTAAATTGATTCGAGAGCTTTTTTCACATCGGGGAAGTGATGGCAGATAATCTCCCAGCACTGTTCTGCTACGATGCGATGTTCTTTTTGTGTTGCTTTATCCATACGTAGCTGACAATAGTGGACCCAACTACGTAGCGAACCAGCCATGATAACGACTGATTCCACATTTCCTTCAGGGAGAACAGCTCGAGCTTGTTCCTTAGCAATACCACGCTCAGTGGCCCATTGATAGGCCATCTTAGCAGCATTAATAACAGACTGCTGCATTACTTGCCATTCTTCGGCCAGTCGGTTTTCGTCAGGTCCCAGTTCGATCGAGTTTTGCCGATTCTTAGTATCTTGCAGTCGGGCTTCCCGTCTAACAAATCCAAGATCCTTGGTTGGATCAGCGTAACGCTGACTGTACTCTTGGAATGAGAAAGAACGATGCCGCAAGATCTGGCGGGCAATGTCTCTTGTGGTTTTGATTTCCATTGATACATGGACCATCTCCAGCGGTGACCAGTGATTTTCTCTAATGAGAAATTGAACAAGCTTCGGTGCTGTAAGTGTGTTGTTCTGGTTAGACGGATTAGAAACTCTAGCTGCCCAAGCAACGAGTTCGTTAGCAGTTGCGCAATCGGTATATGCGGATGGCTTTGTGATGCCAATTAGATTCACTTCACTCATTGTTCGAACAATGCCTTCATTTTAACGCGTGTGGCTTGTGTAGCCTTCAACAAGATCGCTGCATCATATACCTTATCGATATCTCTGTCAGCTACACCCTGGATGATATCTTGCCAGTAAATCCCAGCAACGGCATCTACAGCTTCATCTACTGTCAAGTCTAAATCATCACTCATGATATCCAGTACTCCTTGCCCATGCCCATTAATTCACGATGTTTGATCAACTCTCTCATGATTTCATCATAACTGTATGACATTGTCACGGACGTCCAGACGCTATCGTTATTAACGTCTTTATAGAATCTCAGTTCAAACTGGCCGTAGTAATTCACTACGATTGCATATCCACGCGAGTCCATTAGATGTACTCCAATGCTTCAAGCTTATCCTTGTACTCGGCAATATGTCCAAGTTCAAGTTCAATTGCGCCCATATAGTCAGTATGTTCATGAATAGCCATAGGATTATTCATCATAATACGTACGTTCATTGCATGCTTCTCAATACCAGCCTGAAATTGCTTACGGAGTGCATGTTTAATATCATCCTTCATTATCTACCTCATAGTAATCTTTGCGATATCGCACGGAAAGTATATAGCCTTGCGCTAGAAGCTTGGCTGCTCTATCTTGAGCGTCAGTATAGTCAACGAACTTACCATCGTTGAACCACCACCACTGGTCGAAAACCCATTTAGGTTTGCGACGATACTCGACGAGCCATTGCCCATCTGTTCTATGTATTCGAATACGCGTAATGGGCCATTGAACGTATTCAAGGCCCAGCTCCGCCATATTAGTTTTATTAATATCCATTATACGAAATCCTCTAGAGTAGCTGATGTCATACCTATGTAGTAGGGCTTCTTTCTACGGATCATATTCTCGACCATATTACGAGTACCCCGTGAATATCCATCCCAGATAATTACAGCCGCATCAGCGTATTCAGCCATTTGACGATTTCGCATAGGCCCGGCTGAGTTACCGTAGCGATTCCAGTCAGCAGGCATCTCCTTAACCGGAATATTATTAGCGATCGCCCAACGTTCACCGAGACGGTCTACACCCGTAGCACATCCTGACACAACTTCAGTTATGTTATAGCCTGAACGCTGAATAGACTCAACTACTAATTTGTAGTCCTCCACAGAACGGGTGCCTGCGATAATCACTTTCATCAGAAAATATGCCTCTGTTGCTTCTTACAAATATTACACATACGAAATTGCTGCGCCCTACCGTCAGGTAGTGGCTTAGGAGTATCCCATGGTGTCCAGTTATGCCACATAAAGCGGCATAGCAGTCGCTTCCACATTAATCGTTCCAGGAGTTCTTATATGCAAAAACTGTTGGATCGATATAAACGGAATAGTCCTTGTCTTTCTTAAACGGCTTATCCAGAGTAGCAATAGTTACATGCTCTTTAAGATAATCTTCGCCATGAATCATACCGATAAACATTTCTGCATTGCGAATATGCTGACGGTTATAGACAACGTACAGGATAGGTTTATCGGGTGTGTTCGGAAACTTACGAATCAATTCAGTACTATACATTATACTTTCTTCCATTCACTAAAGCGAAGCTTAGCCTTAAGTCCACTATAGACGTTTTCATTAATAATATCAACAATTTTAGCCGGGTTATAACCAGCTAGTACCATATCATTTATATCTTTCTCTTCCATAGTATCTGGCCAGATGCAGACATCATAACCAGCAGCAATAGCCTTCTCGATCTTCTTTACAATCTCTTCATTACGCGGCTCATTGTCATAAACAATAATGAACTTCGACTTATCATCTACAACGCGATGGAGACTGGTAGTAAGATCTGAACCGCAGCTTGCGATACAGTTGGGTAGGAAGAGACTATCCAGAGGACCCTCTACCACATATATATGCGGAAGTTCAACATTAACTTTATCAAGCCCAAACACTTTAGGCTTACTATCGTCTAGGATGATAGTGATATAGCGAACGTTAGCATTCTTCTTAAACGAACGACCCTGAAATCCAAACAAGTTGCCTTCTTCATCGAGAAAGGGTATAACTAATCTAGGTTCGTCGCGTGTTAGCGAGTCTTCATCGAACTTATTCGGTATACAATACTCGTTAACCCAATGCTTAAACTCCTTACAGAAGAACAGCCTGTAGTGGCTCTCTGCAGGAATCTTACGTGCGTCAATCCACATCTTTACAGCAGATGATGGCTTGAATAGAGAGATCTTCTTAAGGTGTTTAAGAGGCGATGACTTAACGAACACAGGTGGTTTCATCTTATCGACGAACTCCTGCAGTTCAGTCTTTTCCTTCTTCTCGGGATCTGCCATAAGCTTCTCTTTGACATACTCATCGTACATCATAGGGTCGAGATGCTTAACTAGCTTAGGTACAGTCACACCAGGGATGTTACAGTTATGACAGTAGAAACGCAGCTTACCCTTACGCTCAAAGATATAGCCTCGCGCTTTATGCTTATTTGTCTTAGAATCGCCGCAGAACGGGCAAGAGAAGTTCCACGAATCGTTCCCCTTGCGTTTAAAGTTACGCAGTCTAAACGATAGCAGATTGATGTATTTTGTGTCCAACCACAACATTATATAAACCTTTATAGTACTCGATGCCTACATTCTGATTATAAGCATTTGAGGAATAAAGGCAACTGTTTTGTTAGGCTGGAATGAATCTAGATCCGATTTGAATAATGAGGGTGAGTACGGTTAGCCCGCCGATGCAGGTCCACATCCACTTCTCAAGGCGGTTAACTTTTTTAGTAAGCTCAGTATGCTGATTAGTGGACTCGGTTCTCATCTCTTTAATTTCAGCTAATACTTTATTTTGAGAAGATTCGATCTCGTCGTACAGGTCTTTTTCCACTTTTTCTACTCTAATGTATACGTCTTTTATATTGGTATCATTTTCAACTCTACGTCTCTCGACAAGTTCTTGAAGCTGAGTAGCAGCTTTTTCTTGTATTTCTAATCTAGTACCCTGTACAGCTAGTAGATTAGATACGTGAGTGGATACCTCAGTTAATTTTTCAATAGTGACATCAAGGCGTTCGACAAGTGTGCCTACTTGAGCCATATCTGTCTGTAATGTTGCGATTGTTTCCGCCAGTTTCTTAACGTCGCTATTGGTAACGGCCATTAGTCCATCCCCGGCTCAGGTTCGCGAGCTTTAGGTGCGAACTTCTCAACACCAGTAAAACCGAACCCTGCAATGACTACCATCATAACAGCATCGAGTAGATTATCATCTACTGTGTAACCAAAGAACAGATTAGCAATGTAGCCAACTGCGATTAATAGAGCAAAAACAACCGAGACTACTCTCTTAGATGAGGGCGATCCAGCACTATCTGCTAGTACATCCTTAATGTAGCCTAAAACCTTCTTCATTCGACATCTCCATATGTAATCACATTACGAAGATATCAAGTGATTACTTCTTCTTTGTTTTAGCTGGTGCTTTCTTAGCAGCGGCCTTGGCTGCTGGCTTCTTTGCGGCGGCTGGCTTAGCTGCTGCCTTAGCTGGTTTCTTTTCTTTTGCCACTGGCTTTTCCTCTTTAGGTTGTTCTTGTACGCGGGCTTCTTCTTCCACTAACATATTTTCGAACTGCACTCTATAAGAATCACCGTTCACCCAATTTACAAACTTACTCCAAAACGACATTAGTTTACCTTTCTATTTCTTGCTGTCAGTGCGCCTGACGCTAGTCTTCTAGCAGTATTTAGCGCCTGAGGGTCATCACTAGTATTAAGCACACCAAGAGCTGCAATCAGAAGTAGTAGACCTTTTTGATTCTCACCTTCTGGCTTATTAGCAAAACGATAAAGGTTAGAAGCTATGAAGTTTACTAGAGCTTTCTTAGTGGAAAGATCTTCTGTATCATCCTGCGCTTCTGTTATAAACTCATCGAACTTTTTCATCAGTCTTTTTTTCTTCTTTTGGTTCTTGTCTGATAGTATTTAGTTCTTTAGGAGCTTGCATTAGCGTTGCAGGAGGAGCTGGCATATAAAGCTGAGGTACAAGTTCAGTCTTGCTGCCGCATGCAGTTACTAGTAATGCTAGAGGTAAACATACTAATTTATTCATTATAATTAGTCTACCTTCTTATCTTTAAAAACCGGTTTTAGTTCAGAAACTTTCTTGGGCTTGTTTTGTTTAGCAGCGTTAGCTCCCGGGGCCCAACCCAGCTCTTGAGCTTCATCTATTTTCTCTTCAACCTTAGGTGATACAAATAAGCCTTTTATCTTTTGTAAATACGACATTTCTTAATCTCCCTTTTTTTGAGCTTTAAGGTTTGCTGCTTCAATGGCCGCTCTGTTATCTGTAATCCATCTCTGTAATGAAGTTAGCTGCTCGCTGTTTTGTCTACAAATAGCGTAGTTAGACATAACTACGGCTAGAGCTGCGTTATCCATTACACCTGATGGTGATTTGTCAGAAGCCAGCTGCATATCAGGATTAGCTAATCTAGCAGCTGCGTCATGTAGATGTATCCATCCGTTTGAGAGATCATACTGAGGTTGTAAACCACCTGCAGCTTGACGATAGATTACTTCTCTTTCACGAATAGTATTTGTACGGTCAATATATTCTGTTACTACGTTATCAGATATTCTAATATTTTCAGTCTTAAGATCTGATATTTGCTTTTCAGCGTCTGCTCTATAATTGGCCAGTTCAACCTCGGCGTGGGAAGAACCCTTCATATATCCCCACCCAGCAGCACCAGCAATAAGAAAAATTATAGCAAACATTTTCACCGGGAAAGGAATCATACCAAACATGCATCATCTTCCTGTTACAAACTGCGTGAAAGTCTTTCTTCCTGCTTGAGGAGCTTCCGCCGCATTCTTTCTTTTATACTTAGCCATGGCTTTTGGTTTAATACCAGGCTCACCTTTTGGACCTACGCCGATACCTGCGATGTTGCCACCGCCTACAGCATTAACAGGAGCTTCTTCTTCCATATGCTTTTTACCCATAGCAAGAAGATGGCTACGATTATAGTTATGGCCATATTCATCAGCTGTTGAATTAGCTAGACGCTTCCAGTTAGAGCCATATTCACGACGAAGATCAGCGTGGCCTTTTCTCTTACCGCGAATATCTTTTAGAATGTGTGGTAGTTCTTCTTTATATGAAGGACCTGCTTCTTCTTTCATACCACGTATGGCTCCAATCTTCTTACCTACTGCATCTAACTTTTTAGAGTCTACTGGTTTTTCCTTATAAACCTTACCACCAGACCATGGTTGCGGCGGTTTTACAGGAACTTTGTAAGCACGACCGGCTTTAACTTCCTCAGATATCTCGGTCGACATATAATCAGCTGCGGTCTGCATATAGTCATATGCAAGAGTAATCTTAGATTGAACCCATTCAGGAAGATCTGTATCAGGCTTAAGCATACCATGTAAGCTCTTAGCATGCTGCATAATACCTTTCAGCTGAGACATTGCCATCTCACCTTCAAAGCCATACTCTCTTGGGTCTTTAGCCATTAAATCTTCCTTAGTACCTTTACAATATTAGTATCCAGTGGTATATCACTTGAGTATATAACATCCGGTCCAATAATAATCTTTTCTGGCATTCTGTTTAATAGTATAAGAAACGGCGTAAGATAATGATAGTAGCCGTTTAACTTATAGAACAACATTTTAGTTGCCTCATTACCAAAAACATTATATAGTATTATTAGATGATTCAGTATTAATCGCTCACGTAATTCACCAGACTCTTCATACTTACCGAACAAACGTTTGAGATACTTAAATCGTTTTAAGTCGTCAAAAAACTCTTCGGCATCGTAGCATTGAGAATTCTCATAATGCTTCGCTGCGTACAAAATAAAATTACTGTCATCAAGTTCTTCATAATTCATGCGTTTATCTTAAACGAATGGGGCGACCGAAGCCGCCCCAATTATTATTCAGGGAGTAGTGTGTCGTCGGATGCATCACCAGTGATGGATCCCATTGCGACGAGTGTCTCATACTGCACACGGCCCGCGCGGCCACCGGCTCTTGCTGTAAGCGATGCGCCTGAGCCTGTCGATGTAGTAATCGTTACAGTAGGTGTTGCTGAGTTGAAGTTAGCGCCACTGTTTGTAATCGAAAACGAAACAACGTTACCCGAAGCGTTTGTTACAACGTTACCGGTTGCATTTGTACCGCCTGTACCTGCTGCTACCGAGAATGTGTTGGTGTTAGCGTAAAGTGTACCAGCTGCAGCAATTGTGATTGATGCAAGAGGACCAACACCAGCTGTTCTGAGATTCCAACCTGCGTGAGCAACCTTCTTACCTTCACCGGTAGTGTTGGTAGCTTCTGCAGCCGATACGCCGAACTGACCTACAGCCTTCTTCATAGCAACGCCACCGTTCTGCCATACACCTGTCGATGTATTGCCGAAAAGGGTTGTGCGGTTAGCCGCATTTGGTGTTCTGTTTACTTGTGCTGGAGCAAACTTAGTCGAGTCTGCTGCCGAGTCATTTTTGCCCCATAGAGCCATTTCTTCTTCTCCAATAAAAGTGTTTACACTATTTTATTTATAATTACAGTTCCGCTTTGAAAGCAGCGTGCGATGCGCTGATCTTCTTCTGAAACTCTTCCTTACCAGCTGGCTTCATAGCTGAATACTTGGCAAGAATCTTTTCAGCATGTTGACCAGCTACGTGATGCTTTGTACCATCCTTAAATGTTACGTGCTCACCGCCACGCATCGAAAGCTTTGCTCTCTGAAGCTGCTGAATGATGTGCTGGCGTGGTTCTGGCTCATCCGACTGACCGGTAGGTAGCGGGTTCTTACGAGGGCGACCGCGCGCTTCATCAAGTTCGTTTTCTTCCTTGACGTTAACCTTAGCCTTACCTGCAAGCTTACGTGTAGCTTTCGAAATGCCAATCTGGCGGGTTAAGCTCTTTAAAATCTTATCTGAATCAAGCTTGCCTTCGCCGCCTTCCTTCTTACCAGCGCGATAGGCCTGATTGTGAACATCGCGTGCTGACTTTTCGATGTACGAGTGAAGTGTGTTCTTTGATAGCTCATCTAGCTCTTCTGTATCTTCTTCTAGACGATTAACACCTAGCTTCTTACGAACAGCATGTGATAGAGCGACATAGCCTACGCCGAAGTCGTTAGCAGCTGAACGGACATGTGACTTACGAACGTTATCACCGTAACGCTTGATGAGATGCGCAGCAACCTTTGCCGACTCATCAAGCTCAGTCTCTTCCTTCATCTTACGCTTGCCGTGACGCTCATGAGTTTCTGACATAAGAACTTCTAGATCTTCGATCGAAACACCCTTTCGATACCATGCTCGAACATTACGTCATACCATGCAATGTCGCCATTTTCGTCTGGTTCAGCATGCTGCGAGAAGATAGGAGTACCTTCAGCCCATTCCTTATGGAAGACCTTTGTAGCGCAGAGGTGACCGTCCTTCTCCATTGAGCCAGCTGCAACACCATCAGTCTTTGCTTCGTCTAGCGATTCAGCCATCGACCTCTTATACTCGCCTTGCTGTGCAAGACGATCGTGAATATCAGCTAACTGAGAGTGGATCTGTGCAACATCACCAACGTGACCCCAGTGCACACCCTTCTTACCGCGATAGTCGCGATGCTTAAGTGCGTCAGTCTTATGTGACTCTACATGCTGGGAAATCGACTTCATGAGCTCTTTGATGGCCACGTGATGCTGACCATAACGTGCTGCCGCGTCAAGAGCTTCATCAATCTCTTCAACTTCCTCGGTCTTCAGGCTTTCACCGCGCTTAACAAGCTGCTTACCAGACATGTTAGCGCCCTTTGATCTCTTACGAAGGGTCTGGGTATCCTTCTGATCCTTCGACCAGTCGCCACCACCCATCTTCCTCTTGTCGACGATCTTATTACCTTGAGCGCGCGCTTTATTGCGATAGCTCTTGAGTGTATCTGTTGAAAGCTCGTCTAGCTCTTCTGCTTCTTCGTTACGCATCTTGTTAAGAACATTGCTAGCATAACCGAGAGCGTTAGATGTCTCTTCCTTAGTAACAAGCTTACCCGACTTAGGGTGCTTCTTAAGTACACCACGTCCAACTAGAACGTCAGCATGTGTAACCTTATCATGAGGAGGAGCCTTGGCAGCTAAGTCTTTTTCTTTCTCTGACTTAGGCGCTGTACCTTCCTTGCCTTCCATAACCCCGCGAACAGCAGCTAGCAGGCTCTTTGAAAGCTTGGTAATATCGTTGTTGCTATCAATCATTTTGTCTCTTCTCCATAGAGTTTATTGTATTTATTAATTAATCGTTATCGATAATCTTAAGCTTACGCTGAGCCTTCAGCGAGCGTCTAATAAGGAAATTCTTGACATTATCAATGTCACGGTCATTTGTCTTATCGGTATTGTAATCTTTTGAGTCTGTCTTAAAGCGTGGGTCATCTGAAGGATGTACATGATCTTCTGGATCAATAATTCTTTCTGGCGCATCAGCAGCATAATCATAAAGATGTCTCATAATATCAGTTAATATTTCATTATGCTCATCTTCAAGATCCATCTCTTTAGCTAAGCTTCTGACTTTCTTCTCGCTAGTGATAGCGGATTTAAGTGAATCAGGATTAATATGACCTGTAGCGCGCGCATCTCTAAACAAGTCAAAGATCTTATCTAACTGAATAGCAGCTGCTTCAGCTGAACCGCCAGGTACATCTTTTGGAAGATCGGAATATAGCTTCTGGGCTTTATCAGACATTTCGAACGATTTAGTAGTATAAGAGCCTACTGCAATCTGATCGTTCATATCCTTTTCAGGGCCACCATCAGGTGCAAGTGCGCCATGAGCGCCGGGAGCTTTTTCTAAAATTTGTCTAGCAACTCTACCGAGTGATGTGAATGCCATTAGACTCTCTTTGTTATCGCACGAAGCATCCAAGCATGCTTTCTATGAGCTTCGATTCTATCTTGTATAAAGTTAGCTGTACCGTATCTATCAACACTTTCTGCTTTCTTCATAACATCGATAAGCATTGGTGTGAGTTTATCATTATCCTCGAGAAGCTTTGCGGCCATAGCAAGTCCAGTAGGAATAGTATCATCACCTTCGATAAATGATAGCTCTTCCAGGCGTTTAAATGAGCCAGGCGCATATGCATCTAGCGCTCTAATATGCTCAGCCATTGAGTCGATTGCGCCGCCTACTTCTTGATAAAGGCTACCAAAGAACTCATGGTACTGAGGGAAATCTGGACCTTCTACGTTCCAGTGATAGTATTGGGCCTTTAGATAGAAAGCGTAGTTTGCAGCAAACACCTTCTTAAGATCTTCAATTAATTCTTCCATTTTACTTCCTTACCAAGCTTTACAAGACCAGTAGCGAGCTTTTGTCTTCGGCCCTGGATTATCACAGTTATGACGGGCTCTAAATGATTTACGGCGAGCTGGGATATTCTTTTTAATCTTCATATTTTTATCGCCGAAGTTTACCTTCTGAGCTTTTCCGTCGCCGTCAGGGTCAACAAAGACTTTTGACTTCTTAACGTCGCCGGGTAGGCGCTTATTAAGAGGTACTTTCTTACCCTGATATGTAGCCTCGTCTATAAATTCCTTAAACCGTATCATCTGGCTGTCCATCTGTTAAATTGCCTGAACCAATAATCTTACGATCAACTTTTTGTTTACGCACAACTGTTTTACCCGATGCTGTTCTTACTATAACACCTTTATAATCAGCTGATCTTACTTCTTCTTCTACTTCATCCATCTCTTCAATTACAGATGGATGATAAGCAAAACCGCTCTGTGCTTTCATACCGAGATCAGCGGCTGTTAGTGTAACACCGATACCAGCTGCAAAAGCAATATTGAAAGACTCATCTAGTGATTCCGAAAACGGAGTATCTTTCTTATATGCTTTGACTAGTGAGTCGGTGCCGATAAGACGCTTCTTAGGATCGTTTTGCGAGTTACCACTACACTTACATCCCTTACCATTGCAGATAGGGCATGTGCTGTTTTCATCAATAACCTTAGTCTTGATTTCAGCTTGACGTGTATATTCGGTATGCGGTGGCTTACGATCTACAGTTTCGATTTTCTTACGAGCCTTAGAGTTCTTTGACTCTTTATCAACTAGTCTTGTACCGTTACCTGTATCTTCTTCTGTAATAGGACCATTGACTAGCCACTTATTGCAAGTTCTTTCACCTGCGCATTTGAACTCGAACAGCTCACAGAAGCCGAGGTTAGCTAGATCTTGAATCTTTTCACCTGCAGGGCCAAGTCCTTCGGCCATCTTCTTCATGATAGCTGGAGCCTGGTTAAATGCAGCGCAGTTGCGGCAACGTGCTTCCATAGCAGCTTCTGTGGTAGTATTCCACATCTTAGCTTTATCTTCCCAGAAAGCTTTCGAGCCCTTTTTATCTAAAGGATTAAGCGGGCCATAACCGTCATGCTTTGTAGTCATGTCACGGTTCTTGGTATTCAGATCTAGATCTGTAAGAGCCTTGTAATGCTTATCGTTTACATTATAGGATTCTTGAACTGACTCTTGAGCGTCCTTAAAGTCTTGCTTTGTAGGTGCACCCTTAGATCCTGGCTTACGCATACGCTCACCTGAACCAGCTTTAATACGAGCGCGCTTAGCATGGATGTTATCCCATAGACCACGCTTCTCGTCAAGCTCTGTTTCTTCATTGTGATGCATATTAAGCAGCCAATGAGCTAGTTGCTTCTTACGAGGAGATGCTGTATCAGAAGAGCGAATCTTTCTGAGTTCAGCGGCTGACTTACCCTTTAAACCATGACGGGCTGAGTCCCCGGGCTTCCCTGGGCCCTTCCCGTCAATAAAATTTTCGTTGGTCTGCTGTACCTCTTTCTTAAACGCTTTGTTAAGAGTAGCGGTTGCGTCTTTAGCAGCTTTCTTGCGTGTGATAGGAGTACCCTTAGCGCCGCCAGATGTAGCACCTCTAGTATCTGAGTAGTGCTGATCACCACCCATTTCATCAATCTGGACTTCCTCAGTAGCAGGTACCTTGGTCTTGTAACCATAATACTTGTTATATGCAGCCTTTAGACCCTTCTCACGATTAGTGCGCTTTCTTAGAGCATCTGCACCGTGAGGTTGATTGCCGCGAGTCTGTTTCTCAGCTTTTTGGGAGTATGACTTTAGTGTAGCTTTTGAAACTTCATCAATCTGAATATCTTCATGTACCTTATCTACACCGGCATGCTCTTTAGCCTTGGCAAGGCCGCCTTCTGAATCTCTCCAGTCCTTTCTCTTACCCCACTTATTAAGTGACTTAAGAGCCGTTGAGCCGTCAGGGCGCTTATAGCGAACGATCTTACCTTCACGGGGTGCACGACCTTCATCTAGATCTAGATCTTCCCCGATAACTGCTTTTCTACTAACTGTGTTGGCTAATGCGCCACTCCCACCTTTGCCTTTATACTTGTTAAACTTACCAATCGTTTTTGAAGCAAATTGATTCTTGCCCTTTGGTAAAACACCTTTTGCGCGGCCTTCAGGTACTTTTGTGGTCTTATTTTTGACATAGTACTTAATTAAAGCAAGACGCTTTGCTTTTTCTTCATCAGTAAGTTCGTTAAGTTCTTCACCATGAAGATCGCTATCTTCATTAAAGTATGTCTTACCTTGATTGATGTAAGAGTTAACACGAGCGAAAGCATACTGCTGCTGAGATACCTTGCAGCTCTCTGTCCATGTATTCCAACCACGATTGTAAACTTCACCAAGTATCTCTATATCAACACCAGACTTATCTGACTTCTTAAATAGGGCAGCAAATGCTGGTGTATCGAGCTCTACTTCTTCTTGAAACTTGTTATGCTGAATAATTTCAGAGCTTTTCGACTTATCCTTAGCCGGCATCTTCTTACTGTTTTGGGATACAGGTGTAGCTACATTCTGACCCATTACATTGGAGGTATCACCTGGCGGAAATGCTTCGTTAAATAGGGTGTTTAGGCTCTCTTTAACTGAAGAAGAACCTGAAGATTCTTTGGACTTACCTTCCTTCTGGCCATGGTTCTGAAGCTGCTGCCCCTTCATGTAGGAAGAGAGGCGCTTTTGTTCAGCTTGCTTTACGCGAGGAATAAGACGTAATGCTAGCTTCTTAATTTGCTTCTGCTTACCTTCTACGGCACGATCGATTGCGATCTTTTCTGATGGGCCTAGCTTTTCATACTCAGCACCGCGTTGTCCAGCGACGCGTTTGCGTACTAGCTGTCTCGCCATTACAAAGGCGCGCTTGCGAATATTAGCTTCTGGTGCCATTCTCTTCTTAGCCATCTCACGAGCTCTTTCGATCTTAGACGCATAACGTCTCATGATCTGAGCGCGCTTTTGACGCTGCTGAATGTCTAATACTTTTTCGTCTAATTCGTCCATATATTCCTCTGAACACAAAAAAAGCCTCTTGTCGAATTACAAGAAGCCTACTAAAACCTGCTGATTAAGACTAAGGCGACCATTTCTCCAGCAACCATATCTAGCTTAGGAGAAGAAACGTGATTGTCGCGGGGCTGTACTACTATTCTATCCATCAGAGTTTCCCTAGGGCTTATCTGTTAAAATGGTGTTTGCCTTAGCCTTAACCATACTGTATTTATAAGAGTTTGGCTTTTAAGCAGAAGAACTTTTTGCACCGATTGCAGTTACTACGTCGCCTTCGCCAAAGATACCCTGAATACCCTCACCGAACGTACCTGAGATATATCCAGTAAAGATGCCGCGCTCACCTCTTACATCAACCGATGTAAAGATTTCACTAGATTGAGATCCGGTTTGTCCTTTATAGAATGTATTAGTAACAGGATCAAAGATAGCGATAGCAATATCTAGGAAGCCTTGAGCGCCAACATCTGTATTATAGACTCCAGCAGTCGAGAATCCAATAGCAATAGTACCATTGTCTAGTCTTACTGATGGCTTACCGTTCTGATCAAACAGGTCAGCAGATGTAGTACCTGTTAGGTATGCATTAGCCCAGGCATTTGTAGCGTAGTTATAAAACGCGATACCAACATCCTGTGGTCCTAAGTTCGTACCTCCGAAGTCGCCATAAGTTCCATAAACAACCGCTAGTGTATTAGCACCCATATCGTGCACGTTCATACCGCGATCGTCTAGCCCTGAGCCTGTTGATCTATAAACAAACGTATCATCAGCCGGGTTATAGATACCCAGGAAGATATCATAGCCGCCCAGATTAGTATTAGCTAATGTACCAGTTGTTCTTCCGCAGAAAGCAATCTTACCGTTCTCAAGCTCTGTGAGTGCATATGTTTCTTCGTCAAGATCCGAACCGTTTTGATAATACTCAATCTCTTCTGTAACAGGATCAAACTTGACTAAGATATAGTCATATACACCTGCAGTACCAGTATTTGTCTTAGCGATATCACCGGATGTTTGACCAATGATGTATACTTTACCATCTGATGTTTCTATAATATCATAGCCGAATACGTTACCATCGTCAGCTGTTCCATCTCCTACTGTAGCAACTTGCCAGAAGTTCCAGATCTGATCTGTATAGTTTACGCGATTACCAGCTGCTAGATTTGCTTTATATTCATCTGAGTTAAGATACTCGGCTACTTTGACTAGATCAATGTAGCCAAAGTACATCATGAATACACCATCGCCGCCATACGACCCGTCAAATATATTAGATGTAATAGAGCTTGTCGTATAAGTTAGAGTTGGTGTGGATACTTCTCTGTTACCAGTATCTTCTGAAGGAAGTGATAATGGAGTGATAGAAGACGCCTCGTTACTAGCTACAATTGCTGATTTAGCATAGTAATAAGGTACGCCAACATTACCTACAATATGGTAAACACCGGTGCCATAACCGTTAGTAGATAGACGGAAAATAATAGCGTCACGTGAAACAGAATGTGACTCTGAATACCCGCAAACAATAATGTTCTTTGTTGTGATATCAAATATAGCATTCTTGAATGCCTCGTCCATATCATGGCCAAATACATTCTGCCAATCAAGCGTACCGTCTGTTGAGAGGTAACGAGTAACAAGACCTTCGTTCATGCCCATAGCAGCTGTGCCGCCGCTTGTTGCGGTGCCAATGCAATAGATATAATTCGCATCACCTACAACAGCGTTATAGGACGATGTTGCTAATGTTTTAGCCCACGACTTGGTTATTGTAAACGAGCCGAGTGATTCAGAAACAGTTACTTTAGCTACAAATGCACTAGTTGAAATAGATCCAACAATAGCATATACACCGGAGGCTGTTCTTGTAATATCAGTTAACGTTACAGATGCATCGTAAGTGGCCAGCCATTTTACAAAGCTACTTTCGTTGATATCTCCCATACCAAAAATAGCATCACTTGTAGAGTGGTTAAAGCCAACAAATATAAATCTACCGTTATTAGTATTATTATCTCTTATTTTAGTAATGGAAATAGAATCTAATACCTTTTGAGACTCTATTGCACCAGAAGTATCCAGCTGCATTATAACAGTATCGAATACTGATCCGCCTACATCAACTGTCGCTGAGAGAATAAGATAGTCTGTGCCACCATTATTAACACAGGCTAGAGATTGCCCAGCTGTAATATTAGTGCTGTAGTTGTATGATTTAGACCAAATCTCTGTACCTGTTGAGTCGTACTTAGTAACAAACGCCGAGCGAGCACTACCTGGTGTATTAGGATCAGAGATAGTACCCGCAACATAGATATTACCCGCACTATCAATAGCAATATCGTTTCCGATTATATCGAAACCGGTAATGGAAATAAGCTTTTGCCATTGCAGTATGTAGTTAACAGAATACTTGGCAATAAGCACTTGACCACCATCATCATAACCAGCGCAGTAGATATTTCCGGCCGAGTCTAGCGCAATAGAGTTCCATTCTATTCGGTCAAATGTACCGGTGGTTAGATTGCGGCAGTAGCCATGAATATTTACATCCCTTTTAGGTACTACTTCGCTCTTACCATAACCAGTAAACCAGATTTTATTTTCATCCAGATGTGATTGATAAACTCCGGTAATGTAATTATCACCGACAATAGGACGCGCAGGGTCAACAGCATCACCGCTTATGCAATCAAAGGCAAACGAATAATTAGTAGCGGCGTCTTGGCTATTGATAATAGCTAACAGACTGCTAGTATTATATGTACGATACTTTAGATTTTCGACGCGACCGGTCAGAAGCTTTCTACCATCATGCAGAATAATACCCTGGTAGATATATTCATCGCCCTGAAGATCTAGTTCAACTTTATTAAAGATAGCTTGCGGGCCTGTTGTATAGTTAAGAATATTAACTGTAGGGCTGATACCTTCTGGCTCTTGAGTAGCATATCTAGTTAAAATGCCCGAAGACTTTGTATATGCAATATGGCCGTTTGTTAGAGGACCTTTATTTACAAAAGAGTTAGTTGTATGATCATAGTCTAGGTGATCATAACCAGCAAAGTCGCCCTGAATTTTAAATGTATAAAGACCAGGACCGTCATATGTTCCAGTACCGGTAGAGGTACCGCTAAGAAGAATATAGTAATTAATATCCTGCTGGTTGTACTTGAAACCGTGAATACGTAGGGGGTTAGCAGACCCGTTTGTTACAATCTGGTTAGTTGCATTTTCCCAGGTTGTACCGTTGGTAGTAGAATAGAACGAAATACCGCCGCTAGCTACATCGGTAACAGCTGCGTGTAGAGTATCCCCGACAGTATGTAGTACACAGTCGGGTCTTGTAGCTACCCCAGAGAGAATTACGGTACGTATAAGTGAACCACCAGCGATGGTATCGTTAGAGTTGAATGACCAGATCTCGAGATCAAAACCTGAAGTAGCATTATTCATAATAACAGGGAAGTAAATTCGTTGACCAAATGTATCGCCGCAGCTAACACGCATCGGGTAATCATAAAGCGTCGATCCAAGAGTAAATGTCGGATCAGCTAGATCGAAAGTACCGAGCTCAACCTGCGATGTAAATGATGCTGATGTATGAACATATGTACGGTTGAATACTGTCCACTGCGAGCCATTTGCTGTAATATAGAATGCATGGAAACGATTACCAATACCTTTAATGATACCGCCCATAATATAGTTTTTATTTGAAGCGGTTGGTAGTGTAACGTCATTGTGGGAGTTGTGAGCGCCACCGACAGATGGGGTATGAATACGTGCCATGACAGACTGATAGTCTGTTCCGCTAACTCTAACGCGGGTATGAATTAGATAACCATAGGCTTTATCCGTAGGCTCTACATACAGACCCCCGGAGGTGGTAAGTCTACCCGCTTCGTACTGAGGATAGTTAGTTGGTAGGTGAGCGTGGTACTGGTAGAAGTCCCAGTCACCTGCTAAGTTATCAGTCGCTTGGAATGCTCTATCCCAGTAGAAAGCATTAACATCTGTATTAGCAACAGCTGAAAGAGCTGAAAGGTGTGAGAAGAAGAACGCGTCATCTTCCTGAGTAGCAGTTACATCATTAACACCAGGGCCGATCAGTTCATTAACACCGCCATGGTAGAATACATTAGCGCTGTTCCATACCTCTCTTAGAAGAGGCATAGTACCTTCCATTTGCAATAGCTCATCCGCAGGGCCAACGAGCGGTAGAATAGTACCCCACTGATATGGTACAATAGATGCTGGTATAGCTGAGTTATTAGCGTTCAGTGGCTGATAGTAATACCAGTGGCCTTCAGGGTTAATAATATTGTTCATCGGGAGGTTAAGATTACCCGATGTTACACTTACAGCTTTTACTTGTGCTTCAAGAGTATGGCTCATTCAGTATTTCCGTTCTGGTTCAGCCAAGTATGTGTCGGTTTTAGCTGCTTCCATTGGTTTAATGTTTTGCTAATAAAGGTACCCGCAGCATTTGTCTCTACAATATGAACGATATTTGTTTTTGGCTTATCTGGCTTTATTAGTGTTTCACAGTTAGTAAAAATATTATCCCATGAGTTGTGAGAGGGTAATACATCTTCTGTAATAATACAGTCGAATTGTGTTACTCCAACTTCTCTTTGAAACTCAGTTAATAGTCTTGTACTAATAATACTAATATCAGCTATATCAAAGTTTACTTTTTCTTTATTCTTAATAGACTTGATATATTGAGAGTTATCTATACCATAGCAGTTCATACCAAGCTTTTTTAACTCGTCCATTAGATAACCAAGAGCACACCCTACTACTAATACGGAAGAGCCGGCCGGTAATGAAATTGCGCTAACTACCTTAGTAGCTCTTTCGCGAAACATTTCATTAGTGTCAAAAAAGTTACGCGAATAGGATATGTAAGTATCGGTGCACTTGCACGTTCTAGCATGCGAAGCACCACACCCTCTAATTCTGTAGAAGTACTTCCAGTATGCGTCTTCGAACCCGTTTCTATCCCAGGTATAAAATTGTGCCATTATACACCTGTAATTGGAGTGCCCGGTTTAAAGATCAGCGATGTAGTATTAACAGCGAAGCCAATAAAGACAACACGAGCAGATGCAGACGGGGATGGCGGTGAAGCTGTAATATCGCCTCCTGTAGAAAGGAAATAAGGCAGCCCGGCAGTCAGCCCTGTAAACCCATTAATAAAGCCTGATGAGTAATACACATCACCCATCTTAACGAGTAATGAGTTCAGCTGTGCCGGTGTATCAGTATTAGATGCGTTTGTGCAGGTATTAGTAGCGGAAATGCGCACGACCTTACCGTTAGTACCTCCAGTAAGGTTAGGTACAGTCTGAGCAACTTGAGTTGTAGCCTGTGTAGCGGTAAAGAATGACATTTTATACTCCTTGACGTACTACTTCTAAGTACGTATTTGATGTAATTGTTCCTGTGGATGTTGTATCATTTACTAATAACTGAATGTAATCGTTCTGATTAAACTGATAGATATCGTCTAGCTCAGCGTATCCATTAGTTGGTATGGCTGTATTAGCAATGGATGTTGTACCGTTTTTACGTACGCTGATGGCTATGCTTTCAGTAGGCCCCGCGAATATTTCACCTTTAACTCTATAAAAGCCTGTCAGTCCGATAGTTATCTTTGTAGGATCAGATATAGTCCAATAGAAGTCACCGGCAGGATTAGCGTTTTGATTAAACTCTGTTGACGTCCATGTAACAGCTGTTGCAGTATTAGTTGTATTGTAGGTTGAAGCTACTACGGTACGCACACCACTAAATGCGTCAGCACTCGAGACGTTTGTGCCTTGTGCTAAACCAACACGTGTTATTTCGATATTAGTACCGGTTGTTAAAATACCTGTAGCGGCAGAATCAGAGCAATAGAGCTCAATGTAATCACCGCTAGTGAGCTGTAATATTTGATCGTAGTTTGTAAACTGATTAGGAGCAATAACAGCACTAGCTAATGTTGTTGTGCCGTTCTTTTTGAGAATAATACTATGTGATGCTCCCGTAGTACCTGTATACACTGATAAGTTAATACGATAGAAGGCATCTCTTCCAAATGATATTCTCTTTGGAAAGCTAGGAGTAAAATAAGAGTCAGTATCATACTGCTCAACATCAAAAGTAACAGCGGTACTGGTAGCGGTTAATGCGACATTAGATGAAAGCGTTACTTTGCAGCCGCTAAACATTTTGTTAGCGGTGCCTGTTATAACATTCCACTTAACGCCGTCAAACTCCCACATGACAGCGTTATTGTCTGTATATTGCTGACCATTTACTGGTGTAGAAGGGAAGTTTAATGGCATTGTTTTTCCAAATAGTTTTAATTATTTATCATTAGATCTCATACTCCATTTCAATATACTCTACTTCTAGATTATCGAGAGAGTTAGTAGTATTATCTAGAGAAGCATTAACCCATAATTGTACATTATTAACTAATTTAGGTTTAACTGTAGTTGTTTTAGATGCGCCGAACTTGACACCATCAACATAGAATGTTACAGTGCCACCAGACCCTCCTACGTTATCAATGTATTCGACTTCATATAGTTGTAGCGTACCCAATACGCGGGATGCGCCGCCATCGCTTAAAATATTCTCATTTGTAGTGCCGTCGAATATGTCTAATCTTAGACAATTGGCTGTTGGAAAATCGTCAGTATTAAGAGTAAATCTACCCTGACTAAAATTAATAATATCGAATAAGACAGCGTCAGCGACAGTAGGAGCAGTGGTAGGCACAATACCTTTAAACGATGCGCGAAATCTTTTTGGCGTGTTAGATGTAAACGCAAAATTGAGCGGTGTCGATCGTAGATATGTACCATTGACCGGTGAGCCACGATACAGCACAATTCGGCCGCTATTAACAGTAGCCGGGGTACCGCCTGTAATGATATTAACATTAGCGGTAAAAGAGCTTGTGCGGTCAGCGATAAATGGACCGGTGTTGCTGCTAGTTGTCCATCGTAATGAAAAGGAATCTTCACCCCAACCAGCACGCCATCCATTAGTTACATAGTGAAATACTGGACGCTCAACCCACTGCGAACCATTCCATACTTTCGCGACTTGAAACTCCCAAGATGTACCGTTCCAAACTTTTACAAAACCACCAATAGTCATTATTATGCGCCCGTAGTTGTAGTCCAGGTAGATGTTGTTGTATTATACCATTTAGCTGGTTTGATCACCCATGAGGACCCTAGCCAAACTTTCACCGGCTTATAAACCCAGCCTGGACCTGACCCCATATAGATCTTAACATAGCCAGGAAAGGTTGCTGCCTGCGCTGGTGCTGAAGGTAAAAGAGGTTGAAAGGCCCAGCTCATTAGACAACCTTACGTATTGACCAAGAAATTGAACGATCGGTTCCTGCTATCTTTTTCATCGTAACATCCCACCCATGTAATAGGATAAGACTTGGAGTTACAAATGGCTCATCTATGTCACCATCTTGATAAGCTGTGTATAGAGTCCTCTGTGTACCACCGCTTGTCACCTTCTCTTTTATTTTGATTTCATATTCATCGCCAACTGCTAAGTTAAACAAATCGACAAACACTTGATAGACCCCGTCATCCGTAATGGACGCTAGGGTTGTTGAGTTGTTTACAAGTGAATACTCAGTAGTTGATATTGTAGCCGTATTCGAATACGGTTCAGAAATTGCCATTTTATCCTCCTAACAAGTAAGCAGCTATACTAGGCCCGGTATCAGCTACACCGCTTGTCTGGCCTCTACCGTATATATTAGACCCTATAGGTACATCAAAGCCAGTCATACCGCCAAAATAAGGTCTACATGAAACTTGCTCTGTTGTATTTGTTACCCATAGCTGATCATAAATTAAGCGCCTATTAACAGTAGTTGAAGTACCCGCTGCTAAATCTAGATGAAGTGCGGCGTTAGTTTGTGACGCGTCAGCATAAGCAAATCCCATTTGCGCCCACCAGTATGGGCGCGTTGTTGCAGAGCCTAACTGTGTATAGTTACCCTCCGCGGCACCACCTAAAGTAATACCTGTACCAGCATTAGCTGCTTCATTTATACCAAACGCATCAATATACTTACCTACTCTTGTAACCTCTGGTCTCTTAGGTCTTCCATAGAGCCATACCGCTACCCCAACGTTAACGTTTGCGCCTGTACCGTTAATGCCTTGAGCCCATAGACTATGACCAGCCTTTATGAACAGTGGGAAGTAATACCAAATACCTCCAAAGTCGACAGTGTTCGGTGCCGCGGATCCCATCAGCAGATCGTTAATAATAACACTGTTAGTATCTGCAGTAGTGTTGTTTGTGCCTATCAAAAATCTTAAACGGCCGTTTCTGATAGCGTTAGATGCAGCAAAACCGTTTATGCATATTAATATACCATACACATCATATGCTATGTTTGTCGTTGAAGCGACTAGAGTAATGTTAGATCCAGGCTGAGTCGTACCATACGACAAACCAGGTAGTGTTATGACTGTTGTGCCCACTAGGGTGGTGGCTGCAGTAGGAGGGGCTGCTGCAGTGTTTGTATATTCCCACTGAAACTGAGCGAAATCAGGTTGAAAAAGCATATTATCCTCCTAGCAGATACGCGGCCATAGTCGGCGTGGCATCCGCAGTCGCAATATTAACACGACCTCTTGCGTATATATTAGAGCCGATAGGGATCTCTCTAGCGTAGTTGGGGCCGAACTGTGGATATGTAGAGATCTGCTCCGCACCTGTAATTTGAAAGCGCTGGTTTACTATCAGATCTTTATTAACAGTTGTAGATGTACCTGCTGCTAAGTCCCCATACATCAATGAAGCTGTCTGGGAAGCGTCTGCGTATGCAAACCCCATCTGAGACCACCAGTATGGCCTGGTAGTAGTAGCCCCAAGTTGTGTAAAGTTTCCTTCAGCAGCGGTTGTGCCTAAAGTTATAGCAGTACCTCTGAACTGACCGACAGTCGTGTTAACACCAAATGAATCAACATATTTACCAACTCTTACTGCGGCTGGGTTTTTAGGAGCCCCGAACAACCAACAAGCAACGCCAAGACTGGTAGAACCAGATGTTGCAACAGTACCTCTACCAGATACAGCTACGCTTGATCCAGCTTTAATAAAAAGTGGGAAGTAATACCAAATACCACCATGTCCTAAACCATATGGGGAACATGAACCAACAATTAGATCGTTAATAAGAATACCACTACTAAAGTTAGGTATATTAGACCCGTTTGTAATTACTATTTGAGCTAAAGCGTTTCTAATCGTATTCGATGCTGCATAGTTATTAAAACATAATAATATTCCATAGCAGTCATAAAGTACATCAGCAATGTTAAAAATATTTGCATATGAAGCGTATAAGTTAGTGTCTACCGCTACCTGTGTACCATACACAGCGGCAGCCTGGGAAGGACGTGTTGCATCCACATTGCTTAATATCCATTGGAATTGGGTGTCAAAGGGAGCTAGAAACATTTATTACAGTACCTCAACTAACCCATAGTTTTCATTCAGATGTATAACTTCATCCGGATGAATAGGAATATTCACACCCAGTGTATACTCTACACCATCGTTAGTAAGACTTTCGACGCTCATATCCTTATAGCCAGAAACGTGAACCATAATACCGTAGAGCTGATCTACTGGAAATTTATATGTATGCATAATTCACTCCTTAGTTTGTATCAATCCAAATATCGTAAAGTACCGGTGTTGTCGGCGCTGTCGGGCCGACAGTGAAGTTATAAGGTAGCGATCCTAGTGAACCTGTGTAACCTATAGGTGGTGTACCGTCAGAGTCAATCCAAACGTCATTAACATTCGGCGACGAAGGCGCGGTAGTCGTGACACTGATACCTGTTGAGCCGGTATAACCAATAGGTCCTTGTACGCCCTGAGCGCCAACAGCACCTTGTGCGCCCGGAGGTCCAGCAGCGCCTTGAACACCTTGAGCACCAGGCGCGCCTACTGCACCCTGTACACCTTGAGCTCCTGGAGGTCCAGCAGCGCCTTGAACGCCTTGAGCACCAGGCGCGCCTACTGCGCCTTGAACACCCTGCAGTCCTTGTGATCCTGTGTATCCGATTGGACCCTGAGCCCCTGCAGCACCTTGTACACCTTGTGCACCAGGAGCGCCTACTGCGCCTTGTACGCCCTGTAGTCCCTGGGAACCAGTATAACCAATAGGGCCTTGAACACCCTGCGCGCCAGGAGCGCCTACTGCGCCCTGTACGCCTTGTGCACCAGGAGCGCCGACAGCGCCTTGTACACCTTGTGCACCAGGAGCGCCTACTGCGCCTTGTACGCCCTGGAGTCCCTGCGAACCAGTATACCCAATCGGGCCTTGAACACCCTGCGCACCTGGTGCACCGATAGCACCTTGTACGCCTTGAGCGCCCACTGCACCCTGTACGCCTTGTAGACCTTGAGATCCGGTGTATCCTATTGGCCCCTGAACACCCTGCGCACCGGGAGCACCTACTGCGCCTTGAACACCCTGAGCACCAACAGCACCCTGAACGCCCTGTAAACCTTGGGAACCAGTATATCCGATAGGCCCTTGTACGCCTTGCGCTCCAGGCGCGCCTACTGCGCCTTGTACGCCTTGCGCGCCCACTGCACCCTGTACGCCTTGTAGTCCCTGCGATCCCGTGTATCCTATTGGACCCTGAACACCTTGAGCGCCTGGTGCGCCGATAGCGCCCTGTACGCCTTGAGCGCCGACAGCGCCTTGTACGCCCTGTAGTCCTTGAGACCCGGTGTAGCCGATAGGTCCTTGTACACCTTGCGCGCCTGGAGCTCCTATTGCGCCTTGAATACCTTGCGCACCGACAGCGCCTTGAACGCCCTGCAGGCCTTGCGAGCCAGTGTAACCTAGCGCGCCTTGAGCACCAACTGCGCCTTGCACGCCTTGCGCACCAACAGCACCCTGAACGCCCTGTAAACCTTGAGACCCGGTATAACCAATAGGACCTTGAGCTCCTGCGGCACCTTGGACGCCTTGAGCACCTACTGCGCCTTGTACACCTTGTGCTCCCGCGGCACCCTGTACACCCTGCAGACCTTGCGATCCAGTGTAACCAATGGGTCCTTGTACACCTTGAGCTCCTGGGGCGCCAACAGCACCTTGAACACCTTGTGCGCCTACCGCACCCTGAACTCCCTGTAGACCTTGAGATCCTGTGTAGCCAATTGGGCCTTGAGCCCCCTGGATGCCTTGAGCGCCTTGCAGTCCTTGTGAACCTGTATAACCTAATGCGCCTTGAACGCCCTGTAGTCCTTGCGATCCAGTGTAACCAATCGGTCCCTGAACGCCCTGAGCGCCCTGTACCCCTTGTAGACCCTGAGACCCGGTGTAGCCAATAGGACCTTGATCGCCTTGCGCGCCAACTGCGCCTTGAACGCCTTGCGCGCCAACTGCGCCTTGAACGCCTTGAGCCCCTGCAGCACCTTGCACGCCTTGTAGACCTTGAGAACCTGTATAACCTAATGCGCCTTGTTGTCCCTGCAAGCCTTGCGAACCAGTATAGCCAATTGGCCCCTGAACGCCTTGGGCGCCTTGTACACCTTGAAGTCCTTGTGAACCAGTATAACCGATAGGTCCTTGTACACCCTGAGCACCTTGTGCCCCTACTGCACCTTGAACACCCTGTAGGCCTCTGGAGCCGTCATAGCCCGTAGCGCCTTGTACGCCTTGCGAGCCAGTATAACCGGTAGCGCCTTGAACACCCTGAGGTCCCTGAGCACCAACAGCGCCTTGAACGCCTTGAGCACCCTGTACACCCTGAAGTCCTTGCGAGCCAGTGTAACCAATTAGACCTTGAGCACCCTGAAGACCTTGGGACCCGGTATAGCCAATAGGTCCCTGAACGCCCTGTGCACCTTGTACGCCCTGCGCACCTACTGCACCTTGAACGCCCTGTAGACCTTGCGAACCGGTATATCCGATTGGACCTTGAGTACCCTGCGCACCTTGAGCACCTACCGCTCCCTGTACCCCTTGAGCACCCTGTAATCCTTGAGAGCCAGTATATCCTAACGCACCTTGAACGCCCTGTGCGCCTACTGCACCTTGTACACCCTGAGTTCCTTGGAAGCCTTGCAGACCTTGCGAGCCGGTATAGCCAATTAGACCTTGCGAGCCGGTATAGCCAATAGGACCTTGAACACCCTGCGCACCTTGAGCGCCTACTGTACCTTGAACACCCTGTGCGCCTTGCAGCCCTTGCGAACCGGTATAGCCAATAGGCCCTTGCGCGCCGACAGCGCCTTGAACGCCCTGCAGGCCTTGCGAGCCAGTGTAACCTAGCGCGCCTTGAACGCCTTGAAGTCCTTGTGAACCCGTATAACCAATTGGTCCTTGTACGCCCTGTGCGCCTTGAACGCCTTGAAGTCCTTGTGAACCCGTATAACCAATTGGTCCTTGTACGCCCTGTGCGCCTTGAGCTCCAACTGCGCCTTGGACGCCTTGGCGCCCTTGAAGGCCTTGCGATCCTGTGTAACCGATCGGACCTTGTGGACCAACGATCTGACCAACATTATTCCAAACCGTACCTGAGTAAACCCATAGATTACCTGTCGCGGTATCAATTACACCATTACCAGCAGCTGCCGAAGGATAATAATATTTTAGGTATCCATCAGGGTTGTTAGGTCCGCCGCCAGGGTAGCTATCATTTACGTTGGTAACTGAAGCAATAATACGCCCTGTAGACCCTGAGAACCTGTATAACCTAGCGCGCCTTGAGCGCCCTGCAGACCTTGGGATCCGGTATAGCCAATAGGACCTTGTACGCCTTGCGCACCCTGCTGACCTTGCGCACCTTGCACGCCTTGCGCGCCTTGTAGACCTTGGGATCCGGTATAGCCGATAGGTCCTTGTACACCTTGTGCGCCTTGGGCACCAACAGCTCCCTGAACACCTTGTGCGCCTTGCGCTCCCTGAAGACCTTGGGATCCAGTATAACCAATAGGTCCTTGTACACCCTGAGCACCTTGTGCCCCTACTGCACCTTGAACACCCTGGGCTCCTTGAAGACCCTGTGAACCAGTATAGCCTGGTGCTCCCTGCGCACCTTGTGCGCCTTGGGCGCCTTGTGTACCCTGAAGTCCTTGTGATCCTGTGTAACCAATTAGACCTTGAGCGCCTTGTAGTCCTTGAGATCCGGTATAGCCAATAGGTCCCTGAACGCCCTGAGCTCCTTGAGCACCTACAGCTCCCTGAACACCCTGAGCGCCTTGTAGGCCCTGTGAACCGGTATATCCGATTGGACCTTGAGCACCGACAACACCTTGAGCGCCTTGTAGACCCTGTGAACCGGTGTAACCAGTAGTACCCTGTGCGCCCTGCTGACCTTGCGCACCTTGCGCTCCCTGAAGACCTTGAGAGCCTGTATATCCAATAGGCCCTTGAACACCCTGCGCACCTTGCGCGCCGACTGCGCCTTGTACGCCTTGAGCACCTTGCGCGCCCTGTACGCCTTGTAGACCTTGGGAGCCCGTGTAGCCGAGAGCGCCTTGAGCACCTTGTAGTCCTTGCGATCCGGTATAACCGATCGGGCCTTGAACGCCCTGTGTACCCTGCGCACCCTGTAGCCCCTGCGAGCCGGTATATCCAGTTGCGCCTTGTGCGCCTTGTGCGCCCTGCTGTCCTTGAGCACCTTGTAGGCCTTGCGAACCGGTATAACCTAATGCACCTTGAAGACCTTGCGAACCAGTATATCCGATCGGGCCCTGTTGACCCTGAGCTCCTTGAGCTCCTTGCGCACCCTGCAGTCCTTGCGATCCAGTATAGCCAATTAAACCTTGCGCACCCTGCAGACCTTGCGAACCGGTATAGCCTAGGGCGCCTTGTACCCCTTGCGTACCTTGTGCACCTTGCAGGCCCTGTGATCCGGTGTAACCGATTGCACCCTGCTGTCCTTGAGCTCCTTGTAGCCCTTGCGATCCAGTGTATCCAATAGCACCTTGGGCTCCTTGTGCTCCCTGAGCGCCGACAGCACCTTGTGCTCCCTGTGCGCCCTGTGCGCCTTGGACACCCTGGGCTCCTTGTAGCCCCTGCGAGCCGGTATAACCTAATGCGCCCTGAGCACCTTGAACGCCCTGAGCACCAACAGCGCCTTGAACGCCCTGGGCACCTTGTAGCCCTTGTGAACCTGTATACCCGATAGGGCCTTGCGCGCCGATAGAGCCCTGCGCACCTACAGCACCTTGTACACCCTGTGCGCCTTGAAGCCCCTGCGAACCGACATAACCAGTTGCACCCTGAACGCCTTGTGTACCCTGGGCTCCCTGCAGACCTTGGGAACCAACATAGCCTGTTGCACCCTGAACGCCCTGTGCGCCTACCGCGCCTTGAACACCCTGAGCTCCTGCTGCCCCTTGAATACCCTGCGGACCTTGAGCACCTGTCGAGCCGGTATAGCCTACAATGAGACCTACATCGTTCCAGGAATCACCATCCCATACCCATAGA